TCCATTGAAACTTTTTCCGGACCAGTTAACATTATTAAATGACTACGAAGGATAGAACGAGAATATAGCATTAAAATACAGACAGGCCGGGGTATCAGCAGTTACCGCGGCTTGGATGTCTAAAAAACTTGTATTCGCAAGAAAAGAAACTCCTGAAAAAATATTGATTATTGCCAACAAGTTGGACACATCATTGGAGATGGCAAACAAAATTAAATCGTTTGTTGGACAATGGCCGTCTTGGACAGGTGTAGATTTTGATAAATTGAAAAATTCCCAAAGACATTATAAATTAACAAATGGGTGTGAGGTTAAAGCCGTTGCAACATCTAAAGATGCCTTGCGTGGATTTACACCTACAATACTTGTATTTGATGAGGCGGCATTTATCGAAGCTGATAGTGACTTTTGGTCTGCCTGTATGGCATCCCTATCTACGGGAGGTAAAGTAATTGTGGTTTCAACACCTAACGGTTATGACGCAATTTACTACGAAATATATGACCAAGCGTTACGTAATATGAACGACTTCAAAATTACAGAGATGTTTTGGTATCGAGACCCAAGATACACCAAAGATTTATATTTTGTTAAAACTGAAAACATAATCCATTATCTATTAAACAAAGAAGAATATAACCCTAATGAATTTATTGATTGGGGGAGTAAATCATATGATGATAGAAATTTTGATGACGTTAAATTACTAATGGCTGACGGATACAAACCTTGTTCATCTTGGTTTGAGGCGATGGTAAAAAAATTAAAATACGATAAACGTAAAGTATCTCAGGAGTTAGAATGTAACTTCTTAGGTTCCGGAGATAACGTATTTGATTCTCTTATGATGCAAAACATTCGTGAAAATCAAATATTAGAACCAATTAATAAATTGATGGGTAACGCCCTTTGGATTTGGAAAGAACCTGTTGTTGGACATAAATACATTATGGGGGTCGACGTTTCCCGTGGAGATTCTGAAGATTTTAGTTCATTTCAAATTGTTGATTTTGATACAATGGAACAAGTTGCTGAATATGTGGGTAAATTACCTCCGGATACAATGGCAGAAATTTGTCATAAATGGGCGACAATATATTCTTGTTTTGTTGTTATTGATATTACTGGTGGGATGGGTGTTTCAACATCAAGAAAACTCCAAGAAATGAATTATCGAGATTTATATGTTGATGGTGTTGATTTATCTAACAAATGGAAATACGACCCAAAAGCGATGGATAAAATACCGGGATTAAACTTTAACAATAAAAGGGTTCAGATTATCGCATCGTTTGAAGAAGCGATGAGACATAAATTTAGAATTTATAGTTCTCGTTTATATAATGAAATGAACACCTTTGTATATATCAATGGTCGACCTGACCACCAAAAAGGACATCACGATGATTTAATTATGTCTCTTGCTATGGCAACATATGTTGCCGAATCTTCTTTTAGTAAATTAACAAAGGTTACTGAACAAACCAAAGCAATGATTGATTCTTGGTCTGTGAGTAATAATGAGGCGATTAAAGAAAACATTAATTTTAATCCTGTAATCCCACATTATCAAGATAGAATGAACCAATTTAACGGTCAACAAGTTAGTCGTGATGATTATCAAAAATATGGATGGTTATTTGGTGGAATGTAATATTTATTTAAAAAGAATAAATGGGTATCTCAGATAGAAAGAAAAGTATTGATGTTTCCGTAAATATAAATCTTGATTTTAACGAAGAAATAAGACCAAATAATTTTATTGTAGAAAATAATTTTAAATCGGGTTTTTTTGTTAGTAGAAAAAAATCAGGTAATATTATTGCGGGCTCAAAACTTAATGTTGAAGGACAGGGTATTTTTACGGTAAAAGGTGGTGATAACATTAATATTACTAAACATTTTCCTAAACCTACACCAGTAAGTGATGGTTTAAAACCAACTCCAACTCCAACACCAACAAATACTCCAACTAATACTCAAACACCATCTATAACACCAACAAATACTCCAACTAATACTCAAACACCATCTATAACACCAACAAATACAATTACACCATCGGTAACTCCAACAAATACCTTAACACCTACTAAAACACCAACAACAACACCGACACCTACTACATTACCAATAACTAATCCTGATGCGTATGCTTATGCTTCACGAGTTATCGCATCAGGTGGTACAATTGATTATACAACAGCGACAGCTTTAGATGTCTTATTTACTGATTTACAAAATACTTATACTCAAGCAGGACCTACTTTTTATAGTGTGTTAGAAGGGTTCTATCCTATGTTAGGTTTAACCTCGGCAACACAAGCAATTAATGCAAATGGAAATACCGTATATGATTTACAACTTAGTGGTGGATGGACATTTGGTTCTTTAGGAATGCAAGGTAATGGAATCAATACACAAGCTTACACAGGTAAGGATTATGTTCCTATAACAGGTTATGAATTAGATAACACTCACTTCTCAATATATGGAACGATACCAAATAACACACCAAGTAATGGGGATTTATCGGTTAGTGGTGTAGAAAGACAGGTAACTATAACCTTAAATAAAGTAGGTAGTGGAACAGGTCGTTATGAATATGATTGTAGTTCGGGAGCTAATTCGATAGCTCTTTTAAACTCAGGTGATTTTGTTACCATTTCTACTAGTGGTGGTGCCACATTCTATTGTGAAAATAGTGGTGCTGGTGGTGGTTCTGCCGGAACTATATCAACACTTTCTAATTATGGGTCATTATATTTAGGTGTTTCAACTTATTTACCCTCAACTTGTACGTTTAACTCAGGAAGGTCGGTAAATACATTTGGATGGTCAAGTTTTGGTGGATTTATGAATCCAACTGATATGGTTAATTATCAAACTATAGTCAATACATTTATGACATCAATTGGAAGAAACACTTATTAATATGAAAGTAGCAATTTTAACAACAGAACAAAAAGACATTTTAGATAAACAAGAAGTATGTCTAAAATTAAAATTTAATCCGGTTCAGGATGTAAATGAAAATTGGGTTATATCCGAAGTTGAAGTAAATGAATGTGTTACTCCCGAGTTTATGTGGGTAAAAGATTTAGTATTATCAGATTGGATGGGTCCGTATATCCCACCAACAATAAGTGAAGGTGAAATATAACATATGGGAACAAATTACAACGGACGTGTTGCTTGTATATAATAATAACTGATGGTGGAATATAGGGTAAAGTAAACTATTTATATAAAGAAAATTATATTTAAATTTAGAATATGGAAAACAATAAAAACACGGATTTAACAGTTTGGCAAAGGCTCTCACAGGCATTTGGTCCAAACTCGTTATTAAATCAAGATTACCCAACATATAAGTTAGACAAAAAAGAGTTATTAAAAACTACCTCACAAGCAGAATACGAAAGAGAAAAATTACAAGCTCAACAAACGTATTACTTATCCAACCAATGGACTAAAATTGAAAGTAATTTATACACTCAAGCCGTATATTATGAACCAACTCGTTTGGCGTCATTTTACGATTATGAAAGTATGGAATATACCCCTGAAATATCTGCGGCGTTAGATATCTACGGTGAAGAATCTACCACTGTAGATGAGAACGGTCATATGTTACAAATTTATTCTGAATCAAAAAGAATAAAATCTATACTTGCGGATTTATTTAACAATGTGTTAGATATTAATACTAACTTAACTATGTGGACAAGAAATACTTGTAAATATGGTGACAATTTTGTCTATTTAAAATTGGATTCGGATAAAGGTATTGTTGGTTGTATGCAATTACCGAACATAGAAATTGAACGTTTGGAAAGAGGTATGGCAGCAAAATCGGCAAATATTGAAGAACCCGCAGAAAACAAAGGTTTGAGATTCAAATGGAAGGCAAAAGATATGGAGTTTAACTCTTGGGAGATTGCTCATTTTCGTTTGTTAGGTGATGATAGAAAACTTCCTTATGGTACTTCTATGTTGGAGAAAGCGAGACGTATTTGGAAACAATTATTATTATCTGAAGATGCAATGTTAATTTATAGAACATCAAGAGCACCGGAAAGACGAGTATTCAAAGTTTTTGTTGGTAATATGGATGATAAAGATGTTGAAGCTTACGTACAACGTGTTGCCAATAAATTTAAAAGAGACCAAGTTGTTGATTCCAAAACAGGTAATGTTGATATGAGATTTAACCAAATGGCGGTTGACCAAGATTACTTTATTCCTGTTAGAGACCCAGCGGCATCAATGCCTATCGAGACATTGGCAGGAGCTCAAAACTTATCCGAGATTGCCGATATTGAATATATCCAAAAGAAATTATTAACAGCACTTCGTGTTCCTAAAGCATTTTTAGGGTTTGAAGAAACTGCAGGTGATGGTAAAAATTTATCTTTAATGGATATTCGTTTTGCAAGAACAATTAATAAAATTCAAAAATCTATGATTGCTGAATTAAATAAAATAGCAATTATACATTTATTTTTATTAGGGTTTGAAGATGAGTTATCCAACTTTACATTAGCGTTAACTAATCCATCATCACAAGCGGATTTATTAAAAATTGAACTTTGGAAAGAAAAAATTGCATTATACCAACAAGGTGTTGCGGCAATTGCGGGAATCGCTCCAGTGTCTGTATCGTGGGCTAAGAAACATATTTTAGGGTTTTCTGATGAGGATATTAAACTTGATTTACAACAACAAAGAATTGAAATGGCAGTTGGTGCAGAATTAACTAACACCGCAACTATAATTACTCATACAGGTATCTTTGATAACATTGATAAATTATATGGTAACTCAATGTCAGGAGCAACCGGTGGAGCTGCCGCGCCATCATCATCACCACCGCCACCAGGAGGTGGAGGATTTGGTGGTGGAAGTTTTGACGGTGGAATGGAAGATTTAGGTGGACCTGAACCGGGAGGTGAACCTGAAACAGGTGGTGCCCCTGAGGCTGCTCCAGCACCCGGACCTACACCGGGTGGTGAAGCTGAGGTAACACCCGAATCATTTAAAAGAGATAATTTAAAAATATTAGTAGAACAAGGTTCTTTAACTGAAGACGAATCTTACATTGATTTATCGAAAGGAAAAAATTCTTTAGGTGATATTGAGGCTCAATTAAGTAAACTTCTAAAAGATTAGATATTTATAATAAAAATTAGATATGAAAAATTTTGGTTTATTAAAAACAAAGATAGAAAATGTGTTATTAGAGTCATACGCTAACGACACGTTCAAAAACGAATTAAAAACATTTAAGAAACTTGTTATAGAAAATAAAAACATTAGTAAATTATTTTAC